GACGGAAAGCCGCTGCTCGAGCGCCAGGCGTTTGTCCTGTTCGGCGCGTTGTTGCGCGGCAGCAGCCAAAGCCATCTGATTGAGAGTGTCGGTGTGCAGCCTCGCCTGCTCCGCCAGTTGCTGGCCGTAACGCCAGTCCTGGACCTGCCAGGTCAACGCGGCAGAACCACCAACCACGGCGACCAGCAGAACACCAATGGCGACCAGCCAATACGGCGCAGGGATCAGGTCGACGAGACGCATAGCACCGCCCTCGCCCGTTCCCACAGCTGCAGTCGATCAGCCAAGCCATTGAGGCCGCCGTTGATCTTGCGGGTGATCGCGTTGAATTCGTTTTGATCCGCCAGCGCGTTTAACCCATTCACCGACCAGAACCACGCGGCGGACTCGGCGGCCCATTGGGGCAGCTCCAGCAGTTCAGGGGTGCGCAGCAGTCGCTCATCCCCAAACAGTGCCAGGCTGCAGCGCAGGTAATTGCTGTGGCCGGTGATCTGGATCAGGCCGCGACCGCGATAGCGCTGGCCATCGCCGTCGAGCTCCGACGTATTGCCGAGCTTCGTCGCCAAATTGCCGGTGTCGTACTTGCTCAGGTACTGCTCGCCGCCCATTTCGCGGACGTACTGCAGTTGCCCTGACTCGTGCCCCACCTGGGCGAGAAACGCGGCTTGGCGTTTAGGCGTATGGATTTGCCGGTGCACCATGGCGGCGTTGAGGGCAGATACAAAAACGCCCGCTTGGCGGCGGGCGTTGGGCATGATGCGTTGTAGCTGTTGCTCCGTGATGGACATACAAACTCCAGACATAAAAAAACCGCACGCGGCGGCCGGGATTGCATAGGTGTGCGTTACAGGATCACAACTTTGAGCGGTTTGGCTTCCTTCTTCTTTTTCTTGCCCTTGGCACTGGCCTTGCCCGTCTTACCGCCGTTGCATTCGACGGCCGTCGACCATCCGGCTTGGGTATAAACCTGCTCGACGGAGTCGGTCAGGTATTCGCCATCGAGGCCGACCTTGAAGCCTTGGGCGATGATCGAGCGTTCGGCAAACAGGTCCGTGCGGCCGGGCATCTCAAAACGCACCCCGGCGCTCGATCGGTTGAATGCGGCCAAGCGCGCCTTGGCGGCGGATTCGGCGGCGGTTTTGTTGGGGTAGATATGCCGATCGGTATGCACCGCTGGCAGCCCGTCCGGCAGGTTGTCATTGTCCAGGGACACCACCACCAGCTTTCCGGTTTTCTTGTCCTGATGCTTGGCCCCGACCGACTTGTGCGTGCTGCGATCGCCGAGGCTGAATTGCCAGCGGCTCACGTCACTGCGGGTCAGGGTGATCGCGCCGAAGGTCTTGCCGCTGGCCGTCTGTCCACCCTGACGCGGCATCACCAACAACTTGCCATCGCCGACCTTGGCCGTGCAGTCGTATTGCTTAGCCAGGCGCGTGATGAAATTGAAGTCCGACTCATTGAGCTGATCCGCCCGGGCGACCTTGGTCGACACCAGGCACCCCGGCGCCCAACCGTTACGCGCGGCAATATCGCCGACAATCTTAGACAACGGCATGTCCTCCCAGCTTCCGCTGCGGATGGTCTTGCCACTGCCGCGCATGTCGCTGGCCTTGCCCTTGATCACGATCGTATCCGGCGGGCCGGATACCGTGACCTCGTCAACCACGTAGCGGCCCAAACGGGCAAGACCCGTCTCGGCATAGCCCAGGTACACCTCGATCCCGATACCGCGCCGAGGCAACGTCACCAGCCCGTCACGGTCGTCAATGCGCAACTCGAACGTGTCGGAGTCCATGCCAGGCGTGTCGGTGGTGCTGAGCTGAATCAGCCGATCGTTGATCAGGCCGGTGATATCGGCGCCATCGGCCACGATGCGAAACACGGGGGTCATGGATTTTTTCCAAAAGAAAACCCGCACAAGGCGGGCTAAAGGTGGGAGTGAGCGTTACGCGTAACGAACGGATTCGCCGGCAGGCACAGCGGGCGATATCAGTCCCACAGCGTGACTTGTTCCTGGGCGGGGGCCGCCAGATCCGGCAACAGGATCACCACGCCGTCGCGATACGGCTGGGGCTCATCGGCCAACCCCTGATTGACATCAAGGACCGCCTCCACGCTGCCGTTGAGGTGGCCATAGAAGTTATGACATATGGTGTCCAGCAGATCCCCGTCAGACGTTCTGCATGTCGTCGCCATAGCGCACAAACTCCAGAGTGAACCCTTGTTTGCGAGGAATGCCGCCTTGCATCAGCGCGCTTTGCTCTTCCTCGACGCTTTTCAGGCACCAGGTGCCGAGCGCATCGCCGTAGCCCGTGGTCAGTGTCAGCGGTTTGAGCTGGGCGCCGAGCGCGCGCAGCGTGTCGAGCTGCTTCAGGCCGCCCTTGAACCCGGGAAAGATCGCGCCCTTGAGCGTGATCTTTTCGTCGCCGATGCCGACGCCCTGTTGCGCCGCTCGACGCGACAGGCGCTCTTGAGAGGCCCAGCGGAACTCGGTCGAGCGGCGCAACTCATCAAACGCCGCCGTATCGAGGTTGAAGAAATACGGCGGCGCCTTGGGATCCTCCGGCTGAATAATCAGCAGGTGCGGAAACGGCTTAACCGCCTCCGACGCCGGCGTCTGATTCGTGGCAAACGCCCCCGTGGGCACAATGTTGGCCAGCGACGGACTGACCTTGCCGGCGATCTTGTTGATCGCCGTCGCCGCCTTGCCCGCCTGTTCCTTCAGCACCCCCATACGCTCGTCAATCTGCGACAGCGCCCGGGTGGCCGTGCCGTACATGGCCACCACTTTTCCGACCTGAGCCTGAGCCGCATTCACCCCGCGCATGACGCGCTGAAGCTTGACCCCGACCGCCGGCCCGACGAAGGGCAAGCCCTCCAGCTCGGACGCCGCGCCGGTGATTTCCCCGATCGCGCCATTCACCGGCCCTAACATGCCGTCCAGGCTGCGACGGCCGGTTTCCCCGGCCGTAGCCAGAAACTTCAGGCTCGACTGTAACTGCTGCAATGCAGTCTTTTCCTGATCAGACATAAGCCCCCCCTGATTAAACGTGCGGCGCGTCAAAGAGCTGAGCGCTCCCCATTTGCTTGGCCATGTCGCGATAGTGCTGATCGAGCAACGGCTTGAGCTGGCCGTACAGCTGCGCCGCGTCCTTGACATCGCCGTTGACCGTCAGCGAAAACGGCGCCTGAATCGCCACGTTGGACTCGACTTTGGGCGCCTCCGCTTTCGCCGCCATCGGCTTGACCAAGGCCCCCGCCGCCGCGTCCGCGCTGGCCGGTGGCAACATCATGGCTTTGGCCGCCTCCCCGGGTTGCGGCGCGGGATCTTCCAGCCCCGAGCGAATGACCTTCGGCCGGCGCAACTCGGAACCCGGGAACCGCACCTTGTTGGCAAAGTGCGGCATCAGCATGGCGTCTTTCGAGTTGAGGTCGCGCGGGTCATACGACACCGGCGGCACGGCCGGCACGATCGGGGCAGCGGCGGCCGTCGTCGCGGCGACGGCCGCTCCCGGACCGGCGGCGGGATTAGCCAGCATCAGCGGCCCAGTGGTCGACGGGGCGAACGATTGGGCGATGTTGCCCAGCACCGGCGGGATGTCCTTGCCGGCATTGGCCATCATCAGCGGACCCGCCGCCGGCATCCGCTTCAGCTCGTCAGGCGTGCCAAACGCGGCCTTACCCAGCGCACCGCCCAGGGCGTCACCGCCCTGGCTGCCGAGATAGCCGCCAATCAAACCACCGACGAAAGTGCCGATCACCGGCAGGACCATCGTACCGAGCGCCGCCCCGGCGGCCGCCCCGGTCAGCGTACCCGCCAGCCCGCCCACTGCCGCTCCGTAGCCTTCGGCTTTTTCGTCCTGCGTCACCGCATTGTCGTAGGTGTCCTTGGCTTTCAAACCGGCCTCAACGACCGCAAAGATCGCTGGCCCCTTGACCCCCGAGGCCACGGTTCGACCGACCCCACTCACCGCCCGCCCGACCGAACCGGCAGCGCCGGCCGTGCTGGCCGTGCTGGCCGCCTTGGCCGTGTTTGCGGCGGTTGAGGCGACACTGGCCAACTTGCCGCCTTTACCACCCCGGCCGCCCTTCCTGCCCTTCTTGTCGCGCTTGCCGTCGTCGTCTAGATCGCCGGCATCCAGACCACCCCCCACCACAATGACCTTTTGCGGGATGTTCGGGTTACCCATCAGCGAACCGCGACCGATGTTGAGCAAACCCTTGGCGATCTTGAAGGTACTCATGGCGCTCTGAAAGGCGATAACCGCCGCCACCGCCGCGCCGATCCCGGTCACCACCTTGGGCGATTCGTCAGACAGTTTGCTCAGCCCTTGGGTGACGTAGGTCAACCCGTCCGCCACGGCATCCGTGACTGGGCGAAACGCATCGCCGATCGCGCGCATGGCGTCGTCCGCGCCCTGGGCCATTTCCGCCCACTTCTGCGCCGACGATTGCCGGCGCTCCTCCAGGTTCTTGTCCAAGATCCCGGTGGCGTTGGCCGAGTCCTTTTTCAGACTGGCGTACAGCTCCTTGTTCTGCATGAACGCCGTCAGCGCGCCCTTAACCTGCATGTCGGCGAACAGATCGCCGGTGCGCAAGGCTTGCTCCAGGGACGCGATCATGGCCTTGGCCTTTTCCGGGTCGGCCTCCTTGCTGATCTTGGCCGTGGCTTCGGCCATGGCGGCGGCCTTCTTCGGATCGGTCGCGGCAATGTACTTTTGCGCCAGTTCAAAGCTGGATTCCAGCGTGGATTTACCATTCTGCAGCCCGGTATTCATCGACGCCTGATAATCGATCCCGGCCTTTTTGTAGGCCTCGACCGTGTCACCCGAACCGATCTTTTCCATCCAGTTCTTGAGGTTGTTGGCCGCCTCATCGGATCCGCCGGCAGTCTTCATCTGCACCTGAAGCATGGCGCCCAGTTGCGACACCGAGTCCATGCCGGTGATGCCCAGCTTGCCCATCCCCGCCAGCAACTCGGGGAACCAACGCGCCATGTCGGCCGCTTCGAAACTGCCCGCCTGCCCTTGGTAGGCGATCGCCTCCAGGGCCTTTTGCATCATGGCCGGGTCGGTGATCTTGGCGTTCTGCCCCAGGGCGTTGATCATGCGCGCCGTTTCGCCACCGTCGGAGCCCTGCCCCACGGCGAACTTGGCGGCCGTCGGGGCGTATTGCAGGGCCTTGTCCAGCTCCATGCCGGCACCCACCAGGGCGTTGACCACCTCGGCCACCTGATTGCGCGCCATGCCCGTATCGCGCGAGGTGTCGACGATCTTTTTCGACAGCTGCGCTTCTTCGGGTTTGTTGGCAATGTTCGACTTGATCGCGATGTCACGAATGATTGCGCCATAGTCCGCGCTGACCTTGGTCGGAATGGCCATCGCCGCCGTGGCGGCCACCGCTTGGCCGACACTGCTTTTGAGTTTCTGCTTGCCTTCGTCGAGTTGCTGGTGACCTTTGGCCTTTAGCTCGGCCTTGTTCGCCGCCTGCCCCATGGCCGCATAGGCCTTGGTCAGATTGCGCACCTCTACGCCTTCTTTCTTCAGGCTGTTCAGGTTGCTTTCGAGTTGCTTTTGCAACGCCGAGGCACCCTTCTCGCCCGCCATGTGCGCCCGGCGCCATTCGTCGCGCAGGCGCATGGTGTCGCCAATGGTCTTTTCCAGCACCCGGGCTTTTTTGCCTTCCGTCTCCAGGCGCTTGATGCGACTGGTGACGTCCTTGAACGCCGAGCCCACCGTGGAGCTGACCGCCCCGCCAATGACCAGACCGAGCGCGAGTTTGTTCGCCATGTGCGTGCCCTATACGTCGCGGAGTTCAAAGGCGGCTCAATCCGTGAGCCACCACAGCATCTGATCGAAGGGCAGGCCCTCAATCTCGGCCGCCGAGAACCCTGTCTCTTTGGCCAAACGTTGAGCCGTGTCCCTAAGCGTGACGGCGTTAAACGTCGTCTTCTTCGACCAGGCGAAAATAGCCCGCCGAAAGGCGCTGGTAGTCCTTGTATTTCAAGGTCAGCAGCTCCGCCTCGGTCAGCCCGGTCAGGCTGCCAAACAACGACAGCTCCTGCTTTTCGTAGTCGCCATTGGCGGCGACCTTAGACGCGCGCCAATCCTTGACGCTGGGCGCGCGCATGGTCAGCGCGTCCGTGAGGACGTCACTGATCAGGGTCGGATATTTGAGCGTTACGGTAACGCCCTCGGCGCTCAGCTTCAGCCACTTCGGCAAGGTCGGCTCGCTGGTGTCTTGGGTTACTTGAGTCATGTTCTTTTAGTCCTTAGAGGCCGAGGGCCGAGCGTTCTGCCGCCAGTTGATCGACACCGTCGACCACCTGAATCATGTTGAGCGGGTCGATTTCGTACATCACACGACCGTCGATTTCGAGCTTGTAATAAATGCCCTTGATCGCATGCTTGATTTCCGCCTTGTCGCCCGGCTTCCAGTCGCCCATGTCGACCTCTTTGATACCGCCGCGAAGGGTGACCACCACCGGCGTGATCGCGCCCTTGAGGCCCTTGAAGGCGCCCCGAAACACGATGGTGCAAGCGGTCTGATCGGCCAGCCCGAAGTACTTCAGCGATTCACGGCGCACGCCGTTGGTGGTAAACGCCGCTTCCAGCTTTTCCAGGCCCATGCCCATTTCGATCGGGGCAGACATGCCGCCGCCCTGATAGTCGTCGGTCTTTTGCGTCAGCTTGGGCAGCGACAGGGTCGGCACGTCGCCGGCGAAACTCACACCGTCGACAAACGCGTTCATGTTGGAGAGAACTTGAGGAATCATTGAGCGGCCCCCTTAGACGGTTTCAAGAACTTCGGTCAACCATTCGTTGGTGACTTCAATGAGGAAATTCGGGTTTTCTGCCGGCGGCACGTCGGTGAAGCGGATGCGCCAGTAAATTTTGCCCTGTTCGATTTGGCTGGCCGTGTTCATCTCCTTGTCCGCATAGACTTCGAAGTTGATCACCGCGCCGGCGTTCTTCTGATCGCGCATGAACGCCTGAAGGCCTTCGGTCACGTCCTGCACGTAGGTCTTGGTGATCGAACGGTCGACCGCCCACTTGTGCCCGGCTTGGATCGCATCCATGAGGATGTCGCAGGTACGCACCCGGGTAACGAACGACCATTTCGGATCGCTGGACAACGTGCGGTTGCCCCACAGGCGATAACCGCCATCGCGCAGAATCGTCGAGATGTTCGCGTTATTCAGCAGGTTGGCCCGGCAGGTTTCGTCGCCGTCCAGGTACTCGATCGGGCGCGTGGTGCCGGTGATACCGACAAACTCTTTGTTCGACGGCGACGCCCAGTAGCCGTAATTGGCATCGGTCCAGGCAAACAGACCCGCCACCCACGCCGAACCCGGCGCGTCGACCGTGGTACTGGTGACGGTGTCCCAATACTTGACGCCGGGGTCGACCAGATACAGACGCTTGCTGCCGAAATCCAGGGCGTAGGCCATGGCCGCCTCATCGGTGGTGTTCGGGCCGTCGAGAATGGCGATCGCGCGCAACTTGCCGGCCAGGGCGTCCATGGCCGTGGCCACCGCCTGGGTCGCCGAGTGCTTCGGCGCAATCAGCAGTTTTGGCTGGGCGTTGTGCTTGCTCTTGCCATCCAGCAGCGCTTGCAGGCCGGTACGCTGACCATCGGCCAGAACGCCACCAATGATGGCGGACGTTTGCAGCGCGGCGTCTTCCAGCTTGGGCACGCCGATGGCGACGATCACCGCCTTGGCCCGCACGTAGATTGCCTGGGCGGCCTTGGTGATTGCCGAGTCAGGGCCGAACGCGGCAATGGCTTCGCGCTCGGACGTGAGCAACACCAGCTCGCCGGCCAGGGCCTTGCCGCCGCCCAACAGGCCCGGGGTGAAGGTGTCGCACAGACCAATGATCGACGACGACGGCAGCGAGATGGTGCGCGCACCGGTGTCGATCAACGTGGTAGTGACGCCGTGAAAGAAACTCATAAGGCTCAATCTCCAGAAACGAAAAAGCCCCGCGCGAGCGAGGCTGTCAGGGGTGTTCGTGTTACAACGGAAAAGAAAACGCCCCGTCAGTGCGGGGCGCTTAACCAGGCTCTGATGCCTGCACAGGCGAATCGGGCCACCCCTCATTCAGCATGTCAGAGCTATACGCGCCTGCTTCAAGCGCTCGGAGTAACGTCAGCTCGCGGTCAAAACAGACCTGTACGTGCGCCCGCACGGCCTTTGCAATGACGATAATTTGAGCGGCATCGATCTCGACGAACCCGTTCAACGTTTTGAAGTTACAGCGGTATTCAGGATCGAGAACCGCCGAAAGACCTGTTCCAGCAATCAGCGCCTGACTGTCTCGCGCGGTGTCGATCAATAAACCCTCGACGGCGATGCCAGCCGTTTCGCGCTCATAACGTTTGCTGGCAATCAGCGCCGGATAGTCGGGAGCCGGCATAACCACATCAAGCAGGACAGGAACACCGTTGGCGTCCAGGCCGATTCGCTTTAAACCGGATTGACCATCACGCAATTTCTCGTAAAGCGCCTTGGAAATTTCAACCGCACCCACTGGAATTTGACCGACTGCATGCACAGCGGTGTTGTAAAAGGCCTTCTCCGAATCGCAGTAGTAAAGGGTCATTGATCCACCTCAGTAGCCGACTGCCCACCAGGAAATATTCCCGGCTGAGGCTGTGTAGTTGTTTTGAACCCGAATAACCGACCGAGATTGAATCGTCGCGCCTGGAGCGAAGGCGGAAGCTGTTGACATGGTCGTGTAGTCCATCGAGCAAAAAACTCGAAGGGCATTGGTCGGGAAAGCAATGGGAAACAACGTGTCCAAAATCGGGCCTACTGAACTGATATTTGAGCTTGCGACAGGCACGTTATTGACGACACCCCACTGGATAATCAGCCCCAGCATCCAAGTGGGGAAAACCACATACCCGTTTACCCCGAGCGAAATAGCAAAACCCAAACGCAACTTTTTCGGGGTCACGATCGTGGCGTCATCGACGCCGGCATTAACGAGCGTCTGCGTGGCAATGCGTGCAAGCCCAAGGACGCTTTCCGTGGCCTGAACCACCTTCGCGGCGATCGCCTGAAACACCCTCAGCGCACTCATTGGCTTGTTGGTGTCAGCGCCGGTCTCGGCTTCGACTTGACTAGCAAACGTCACCCCGTAGCCGCTCAAGGTGTTCGGCACACCGACCAGCACCGACCAGTTCAGCGCTGTGAGTCCGCCGCCGTTGCCATACAGCACACCCTCGACGTTAACGCCGCTTGGCGTGACCCGAATCCCGTTACCGGTCCCCGGCACCCACGGTGTAGGCCCGAGCGCCATATAGATGCTATTTAATACGTTGCTGGTGCCATAGGCGCCAAGCCCACCCAACACACCGCCACCGCCAGCGGCGTTGCTTCGCGCCTGTATACCGGCGGCCCACCCCGACCCCGAAGGGGCGATGATATCTAGACTGCGCGCGTCGATCATTCGAATGGTGCCGGTGACGTCCCCACCCTGATTGCTCAAAGCATCGGTGATGCCATATCCGGCAAGCGTCGTCGGGTTGCTGCCGCTTTGGACAACACCCCTTTCGTTGATCGTGACTTTTGTGAAAGTGCCCGCCGTTTTGTTGGGTGGCAACACAGAAATAATCGAAGAATCAACGTAGCTTCGAGTCGCCAGAACAACTGACGGGTCAATTTTCAGCGTGATGCTGGCAGAGCTGGACACGATGAAATTCATTCGCACCACTTGCGTGCGGCCCGAGCCCTGCGACAGCACCGGCTTGAAACTCGGCGCGCAGTTGGCCACCGCCACCAGATCGCCGTCCGCGTCGTACAGGCCGATTTCGCGAATCCAGAAACCACCCTCGTCGGCGGGAATGACCTGCTCGGCAATGATCACCGCCGGGTTGACCGGGTCAATCTTGAGCTGATTCAAAGGACGGCGACGCCGCTCATTGATCAGCCGGGTTTGTGTTGCGCTCGGAATCGGGTCGGTCAGGTTGGCGTCACCCACGCCCATTTCCGTGAGTTTCCAGGGAATGCCGAGCGCGTCGGCGTTCGCCTGTTTGGCCATCCCCACATTCGTGAGGATCGCAAAAAACTGCGAATTCGCATCAATCATAATAAACGTCCAGGGTGTCTATGGAGTGTTCCCGGCCGACTACGCCGAAGGTCCCGGTGACCTCGATGTCACGCATGACCGGCGGATATACGTCGATTTCATCGCCTTCATACACGGCGACACTGATGTCTAAAACGCCTTGGGTTTCCAGGCTGATCGCCAACCCGGTCAGGTGCCGCGTGACGGGTTTCGCGTCGTCAATCAGGCGCTCCAGCTCCTGATACATTTCTTCGGTGATCCCGGTGTCCAGCACGCCGACCTTCAGCGCAAAGGTGCCCGGCGGGCCTTCCGGCACCGTGTTAAACCACTCGACGATTTCAATCAGATAGCCCAGGGGCTCGACCACCCGGCGCAACGCGCCGATGGTCCCCTTGTGGGCATGGATGTAATAGGACGCCTTGATGGCCGCGCGCTTGGTCGCCTCGGTCCATCCGGGGTCCCAGCGATCGACCGACCACGACCAAGCCAAATGCGGCAGCAGATGCACCGGGCAGGTATCGGCGTTGTAAAGGGTGCGCAACGGGACAATGGTTCGCTCATAAAACGCCGCCTCCAGGGCGCGCTCCATTTGCGTGCTATTGCTCGGCAGCAAGCTTTTCATGAGGCACCCGCCAGTTTCACGTCATAGCCCACGCAGTACGCCGCCTGCGCCTTGGTCGGCGCCAGATCCAACCAGCCGACTAGCTCAACCCGGGCCACGCCCGCCACGTGCAATTGCGCGTCGACCGCCGAACGGGCCACCTCGACCCCCAAGCGCTTTCGCGGATTGATCCACGCCGCCAAGCGCCGGGTGGCTTCGGCCAAACTGGCATCCCCTTCAGGCCCCACGCCGGCCATGTGCAAAATCGCGTCAATGCGATAATCAATAATCTGCGCGCCCTGCACCGTGACGCGATCGCACACCGGCCGCACGTCTTCATCACTCAGCGCCGCCTTGACCGTGGCCAGCAGCTCGGCACTGGCCTCCCCCTTGCCTTCGGAACTCAACACCGTGACGGTGACGTAACACGGCGCCGGGCTTTCCGCCGTGGCGTCCATCACCACCCCCGAGGCGTTACGGGCGTGCAGGATGTAGCTCGCGCGCGGCCCGGCCGTGGTCAGCCCCTCAAAGGCCAACTGAATGCGCTCGCGAAACGGGTCGTCCTGCTCCCTGACCTCCGGCACCGGCGGTACCGCCGACAGATCCTCGGCCTGAATCACCAGGCGCGTCAGGTTGTAATTGGCGCCCAGGTGATCAAGGTCAGGGCCGATCGCATGGGCCAACAACAGCGCCTTGCCGGCATCGTTAACCCGGGCACGATTCCCGACCTTCAGATAGGCGGCCACCTCCAGCAACTTCACCACCGGATCACTCTCCAGCGGCGCGCTCCAGTTGTCGCCCATGTAGCCGCGAAAGGTGCCCAGCGCTTCGTCGTAAGTGTCTTCAAAGTCCAGACCTTCCAACACATCCGGCGCCGGTAACGCCGACAGATCCACGATGCTCATACGCTCACCTCAAACAGAAAACGGTCGCCGAGGTATTCGCCGGCAATGCTCAGATTGATTTGCCCGCCCAGCACCGAGAGTGCGCGGATGCGCTCCAGCTTGACGCGCGGTTCCCAGCGACTGATCGCCCGGACCGCCTCGGCTTGAACCGAGCTTTTCCAGCCTTCGTTCACCGGCATGTCGACGTACAAGGGGATATTGCTGCCGTACTCCGGCCGGTGCCGGCGACTGCCTACCCGCGTGCCCAGGATGTCGGCAATGCACTGGCGCAGATGCGCGATGCCGGAAATGGGTTGGCCGGTGTGGCGATCCATTCCGATCATCTATGTCACTCCCTAAACTGTTCGAATTCTTCGCTGGCTTTCAGGAACGTCATAGCCTCGCTATCGGACGTTGCGACTTCCACCAGCCCTTTGGCTACCGACAACGCGCGGCCGCTTCTGGGGATGATTAAAGTTCGTGACGTATAAACCTTGTCGCGAAACTTCAGCCGCAACTCTGGTACCGGGAAAGCGATTGGTTGCTCCTCGCTGACAGGGTTGTCGATGGTCTTGGCCATGTTTTCTCCAGGAATAAAAAAGCCCGCACTTGGCGGGTTATCGAGGGGTGAAAAATTAATGCGTGTGGTGGTTGCTGTTGCCGCCGGCGTCAATGATCGCGCCGGCACTGGTGATGCCCTGCGTGACGTGTAGCGCGCCGTCGATGGTCACCGCCGCTTTCAGGTTGATGTTGCCGGTCGTTACGGTAACGGCAGCATCGGTGACGACCACCTCAGTACTGGCAACTTTGATGGTCACCGTGCCGCTTGGAAGGGTGATGGTGTAAGACTTGGCCCGCCAGTCGTAGACCAGCGAACCACCGTCATCAAAGCGCCAGACTTCAACATGGTCGCGATTATCCGGAGGCGCGCCGGCATTGCCATACAAGCCCGGAATAAAAGTGCCCATGCCGGCCTGACCGCTGGGGTTGAACAACACCCCCTGCTCGCCCAGGCTTGGCACCCGCCAGTGTCGCGCCTTACCGGCGGCCAAGCTGTGCCAACGCACCCAGGCGCTGGTCCACTCGCCATTCGACACCCGCACTGCAGGTGCAACCAGGTCGACGCCGACTACCGCACACGGCATCAACATGGCTGCAATCATGCGGTCATGCTCGGCGCTCGCGTAACTCACGGCAGGTCCTCAGGTTTGAAAAAGTCGGCTTTGACGTCGTCGTTGAAGCCCAGCATCAGGGTGCCCGGCGGTTCGTCCGGCCACGGCCATTCTTCGTCGCCGAGGTAAACCTGCTGCGTCCACTCCACTGACCAGACCACGTAGCCATCCAGCTCCGGCTTGGTCCAGTCCTGCATCGCCTGGACGAACTCGGCGGGTTCCACTTCAAGCCCCCAGGTTTGCACTCGCAACAGGACGGCCAATTGCGCTGCCAGGTGCGCGGCTTGCTGGCAGTGCTGCGGGCGTATCGGGTCGACAATGATCCGCGCCTCGAACTTGCAAACCAGAGTGGTTTGCCCCGTTCCGATGTCGGCACCAGGTTCCATCTCAGCCAACTCGATGAACACCGCCGGCAGTGCAATGCGATCCTTGATGTTCGGCCACGCTGTCACCGCGTGAACGCCTGGAAGATGAGCTTTCAGGTGTTGTTCTATTGCCCGGTAAAGCTGGTCGAGACTGAAAGGCTCATCAAACATTGGCCGTCCCCTTCAAATACTTTTGCAGCTCAAAGTTGAATTCCTGCCGCAGGATTTCCAACAGGCGCGCATCAGCACGTTTAACCCAACTATCGAAGTGCGGCCGGGCTTGCTCCAGTGACACCTTGGCTTTGGCCAACGGAAAGCGATTACCATTTTCCGCCACCCACCCCGAACTGGCACCGCCGCCGGACGACACTGCGCTATCGGGATAGTCATCCGAATTGAAGTGTTTGCTCGCAGTGCGAATCCAGATGTCGGGCTTGTTGCCGTAGACCTTCTTGAGAAAGGCGCCCTGATAACGTCGACCGGCCACCGACACGCCAGTACCAGACTGTCGTGCCCGACCGATCCGACTGGACTCGATGGCATTCAAACCGAACCACAACTTGCCGCTGGTGGCGCCGCCAGCGACCGGGTAGCTGCGCAAGCGCTGACGAACCGCAGCAACGGCAATACGCTCCTGCCGACTGACGGCCCGGGCAATGTGCGTACGCAGCCAACCCAACGTTTTGTTGATCGCACGACGTTGCGCAGCTGCCGCAGCCTTAGGCACCAGCTTGGCGAAGTCCTGGAACGCGTTCAGGTCCGCCGTCGAGGACTGGATGGAGATCATCCCGCCACCGGCCGACGGCTTGAAGTAGCTGCCGACACTCATGGGCGCATCCTCAGAATCAAGGCAACCAGACCGTCGCCGCTCGGCTCCAACTGCAGCAGGTCGTAATCGCCACCGCCATCCAACGCGGGCAGATTGATGCTGACCAGCATGCCCTGCTCCAGGCCGTGCGAATCGCTGACTCGGATCTCAAATCTCGGCTCACGCAACCCTGTGTTCAGTTTGCCGAACTTAGGCTGCAACCATGGCGCGGCGAACATACCGAGCACCGGTTCTGCTCGGCCCTCGATCCGCGCGCTGTCCCCCAGCGTTTCGAATACCACCGCGTCGACCTCGGCAATCAGATCGCGAAAGCCCACAGTCAGAGCTCCAGCAGGATCTGTGCGCGCGGCCGGGTGCACAGGTGCAGCGGGTTGGACTGGGCTTCGCCGGCCATGCCCTTACCGAACTGCATCGGCTCAATCTTGCTGTAGTACGGAATACCCTGAGTGTTGACCGTCTCCATGTAGTCGGCAGGAGCAAACGCCGAGATGTACAGATCCGGCACGCCCTCTGGAACCAACAGCGCCTTGTCATCGTGGACAAACGACACACCGGCCACTTTGCCACGGTAGCGCTCCCAGATAATGCCACCGAACTCGAAGCTTTCCCGCGCATCACCGCGCAAGGACGCCGCCTGCTGGCTGTTGAGATAGGTGTCCTCAACCGACTTGTGAACAACGAGCTTGTTCCAGAAGTTCTTGCCGCAGAAGGCTCGGGAACTGGTGCTAGTCACGGCGCCCAATGCGTCTTCTTGCATATCCAGCGCTTCAAGGCACTTGACCCGTAGTTTCGTGTTCGGGTCGGCCAAACCCATGGACAACGTCTGCCGCTCGACACCAAAACGATCGTAAATATTTAACAGTGGCGTCTGTCCATCAGCATCCAAGATCAGGCCGTTCAGTGCACCCATGCGCTGGAATTCGTGGGTCGCGTCCAACTGACGGCGCGCTTTGGCCAGACGGGCATTGACCACATCTTGCACGGCCTGCAACTCGGTGCGAGTACCGAAGGCGCGAATGCCCTGAATCTCGTCAGCCTTGATGGTGAAGCGTTCCGGCAGGTGCACGGTGTTGAACGGAATCAGATTGCGCTTGCTCGCCGCGACCACCAGACCAGAGCCACCGCGTTCACCGGCCGGCACCAGCGCCAAAGTGTCGCCGTCCTTTTCGATCTGTACGGTCAGGGTGGTGATGCCTTCCTCGCGAAACAGGCCCAGGGCGCTGATACGGCCCGGCAGGTAAGGTTGATCGTTGAGTGCAGCAGTCAGCGCGGTAACGGTAAACGCTTCATCGTCAAAAATGGCGATCTCGGCCATGGGGTACTCTCCAGAAATGAAAAAACCCGCTCAGGGCGGGCCGGGTAAACGTAAGGGATAGCCTTATCGAACAATCAGGAAATGGCTGGCCAAAGCCTTTTCCGCCACGGGGTCTAGCCCGGTCAGGTGCACTTCGCTGACTTCAGCCAAGCGCACCACGGCGCGACCACGGCGCACAATGTCCGACTCGCCCAGTGGTCCATAGAGAATCGCCACGGCCGCCTCGGTACCGTCTGTGGCGGCAGAGTCATACGGCGCGAATTCGCCTGTGGCCGTCACCAGGCCGAGAACCTGGCCCGGATTAAGCGCCGGGCCAGCGGCGACGTTGATCGTTTCCCGAGAAATGTTCCCAGCGCCCTCGGACAGCAGAAACTCACCTGCGTGGATCGGCTCTTTTTTGATGGTCATGCACTTGCTCCTTTCGCGCCGCGCGCAGTTCCAGATTGGGTCGCTTGTCGCGAAGCCCAGATCGAGGTGGGGTCAGGTTGTTTAGCCAGCACCTTGGGTGCTGGGTCGTCATCCAGGGGCAGACTGTTATCGATTTCAAAGCCCTTGCCGCTGGTGACAATTTTGTCAAACAGACGGGCTCGAACCGCTGCAGCGTCCAGCCCGGCCGCTACGTACTCGGCGCTGAACTCCGGCAAGCGGGCCGCCACGCACAAGTCATTCACGGCCGTGGCACGGGTAAGTCCGGCCAGGACGATCTCTTCGCTTTCGAGCTGGGTCGAACTGAGCAGCGGCTCGACCAGGTTGCTGATGCCGGCCGCCGTGCAGCGCTGGGTGATCATCAATGCCAACTTGGCCGAATCGACGACCGGCGGCACCAAGGGTGGATCGACCGGATCCAGATCCAGATCCGTTTCCGGTGGTTCGTCGAGCTGGGCCACTAGTTCAGCCGGTGCATGCTGGTAACGCTGCAGCACGGCCCCTTGGCCGAGGCAGGCCTTTACCGTAATGCCGTCGCCGACTTCATCGGCCAGGCCCAGTGCCACCGCCTCATTGGCCGTCAGCCAAGTTTCGGCGTTGACCATGCGCCGCAGCTCCGCGTCATCGATGTCGGGCGCCTTGGCCTTGTAGGCCGCGATGATCGCCTCCAGGGTCTGATCCAGCACATCAGCGACTCGACGGAAGTCCTCAGCATCACCACCGGCGTAGGTGTAAGGGTTGTGGATCATCAGCATGGCGTTCGATGCAATGACGACACGGTGTGCGCCGCACACCGCCACGCTGGCAGCACTGGCGGCCAACGCATCAATCCGGCCGGTGCAGCGCTCGCCCAGACGCGACAGCGCGTTGTGCATCGCCAACCCGTCAAACAAATCTCCGCCGATGCTGTTGAATGCCGCGATCACCGGCGAGACGCCGTCGTCCATGGCGCGCAGGTCCTGCACGAATTGATTGGCCGTAATGCCCCAGGTGCCGATCTCGCCATAGACAAAGACTTCGATCACTCGCTCGGTGGTCTCGCCGCTGACCTGCAATGCGTACCAGGTTTTGTCCTGAACCTGCACGCGCTGACCCGCGCGGTTGTAAACGCGCGGTCGCGTTTTCTTGCTCATGGTTGCTCCTTGTCGTCGATTGGCTCGACGGCATCAAGGGTGTTGTAGTTGAGGCCCAGTGCTGTGGCCCGCGCCAGATCGGCGGCGTTTTCCAGGTCGACCGTTTCGGCGTCGTAGCCAGTGCGCAGGACCATCTCGCTGCGCGAGGCAAAGCCGGCCTGCACTTCCATCCGTCGTGCCTGAACATCCTGCACCGGTTGGATGTAGGCCCAACCTTGCGGCACCCAACGGGTACGCAAATAGTCACGGCGCTTCTGCGCGTAATCGCCCAGTACCAGGACACCGGACAACACGGCCATGTCCATCCAGGCGGCCCGTACTGGGCGGCAGAGCTGGTGGACATAAACACCGAATTGCAGTTGTTCCAGGCGGCGCCGAAACTCGTTGAGCACCACACGTAACGCTCGGTCGTTGATCCCGCGCATATCGCCGGTGAGGATCTCGTAAGGTGTGCCGGACCCAGCGGCGGCGGCCATCAGTTGCTGCCGCATGAAGTCCGGGTAGTTGTTGCCCGCGTCCGGTGGCTTGGAGAACTCCACCTCTTCACCGGGACCCAATTCCTGCATGGTTCCGGGTTCCAGCGCGACCATCGGGGTGAAGCCGTCACGATCGAGATCCAACAGCTGGCCGGTGACCGGATCTCGTGGCGTCTGCCCCGAGTCCGGAGCCGGCCGGCTGATGAAGCCAGCAAACAGGTTGGCCACTTCCTGGCGAAACAACACCGCGTCGTCGTAGTTGTCGAGACTGCGCAGGCGCTTGAGCACCGGCGACAATCGTGGCACGCCGCGCAGTTGACCAGGTTCCACCGGTTCAAAGATGTGCAGCACTTGCGCCGCCGGCACTCGCACCAGTTGGTTGTAGCCGGCGTTCAGCGACGACGCGTCGCGTGGATGCGACAGGTACATCCAGTACGCCACCCGTTTGCCGCCGGGATTGAACTCGATCCCGGCACGGATAACGTTACCGGATTTGGTGCTCTCGTACTTGTCGTGCGGGACAAACTCCGGCGCGAGAATCTGCAGCTGCAGCGGAACCGCCAAGCCCTCGTCCGGGCTGCGCGGTCGTAGCCGCACAAAGCACTCGCCCGAGGTTTCAACGGTGCGCGCCACCAGGGCCTGCTGGCCGTAGAAGTCGGTGCGATCATCCGCATCTGATTCATCGACCCAATCGCCCCACAACTCCTGCAGCAATTTACGTAACGCATCGTCGTCGGTTGTCGGCCGGGGGGTGATGCCCGTGCCGATCAGGTTGCTGACGCGCTTATCGATTACGTTGAAGGCATACGGATCGTTGCGAACCGCTGCCCGGGAGCGCGACCGCAGATTGCGCAGTGCCGGGGTGTTGATGCTGTTGATCCCGTTGTCGGGAGCATCCCAACCAGTGGAGCGTCGGCCCTCCCCGGCGCCTTCGTAACTGGCCTTGATGTTCGACGGCAACACGAATCCGTTACGGGTGAGCGTCGGAAAGTGACGGGCCATTAGACTCCTTTGCCTCCGTGATACAGCCTGACCACGCGAGAGCGTGGTCCAGCGGCGCTGATCAGTGACGTGCGAATCTCTTCGCGTGCCTTGAGCAGCTCGTCGACGGTGCGGTATTCCACGGTGCGGTCGGTGTAGCGCACGGTTTTCTCACCGCGTGCGATGGCCGCCTCAACCGCGTCGAGGTGCTTTTGGGTAAATGACATATCAGCGTCTCTTCAGGTAACCGCTGGTGGAGCTGCGGCGTTGAGGTGGCGATGCTGCCGGTCGCGGTCGCGGTTGCACGAGCGGAGCGGAGGGGTGCGTAGCTGGTTGCGGTGCAGTAGCTGGTGCTGCGTGTCCCGTGACTCGTTCACCTCGCACCGGTTTGATTCCCAGCACTTCGTCGAACAGACCCGATTGCGCCAGGGACTGACGCACGCGCTCCCAGTCGTGCTCCTTGTAGCGATTCAGGCCCAGGTAATGCGCCATGGCCAGGCAATACACCATCAGGT